CGGTGGCAGGTCCTTCAGTTCTTCCGGAACGCTGATTGATGGCGGCGGGTTTGATACTGATTATGATGTTATCGACGGCGGCAATCTGGCAGACGATGACGGGATGCATTATGTCCATTCTCTGTATTCTCAGGATATCAGTGTAGACGATGTGGTCATTACTGGGGTCCATATTACGGTTAAAGATGAGACAGAAGAAGGGAAGTCTTCTACAAAGGAATTCAATTCCGGGCGAAAGGGTTATGTAATTGGGATTGAAAACAATGATTTCATTACACCTGAAACCGGACAGGAGGTTGCGAACTGGTTAGGGGAGCAGCTGATTGGTCTGACCTTCCGGAAGGCTTCCGTTACACATGCCAGTGATCCTTCCATGGAGGCCGGTGATATCGGGATCCTGTGGGACAGGAAAGACAATGAATATCCTGTCCTGATTACCCGGACAAACTTCTCTGCTACTGCTTCACAGAAAACGGTAAGCGGGGCGGAAACGCCTTCACGAAACAGTGCTACACGGTACGGGTGGCAGACAAAAAGCTATGTGGAGTCCAGGAAGCTGCTGAAGAAGGAACAGACTACCAGAGAAGCCATGCTGAAAGATCTTGCCGATAAACTGGCAGCTCATTCCGGTCTGTATTCTACGGTTGAAACACAGTCGGACGGCAGCAGCATTTTCTACCTTCACGATATGCCTACTTTGAATGAGTCCGCGATTGTCTGGAAAATGACAAAAGAGGCCTGGGGCGTAACGACGAATTACAACAAGGGTAAAAATACAGTATGGAACGGCGGCATGACCGTTGACGGTGATACTATCGTTCGTATTCTTACAGCTGTCGGCGTGGACGCGGACTGGATCAATACCGGAAAGATACAGTCAAAAGACGGGTCTGTATCAATCGATCTGGACAAGAACACGATCAACCTGAAGGGTATCACTTCCTTTGATGGGTTTGAGACAAAGGACAATCTGAAGACTGCCGGCAAAACCACGATCAACGGCGCGAATATCACAACCGGGTCCATAAAGGACGCAAACAGTAACACGGTATTCAATCTGTCAACCGGTTCCCTGACAATGAAGAAAGGAAGCATTGAACTGGGAACTCGATTTAAAGTAGACAGTAATGGTTATCTTACGGCTGAATCAGTTGACCTTAAAGGCCATTTTCGGAGTGTTTCAGGAAGTACCTTTACAGAAATATATAATGGTCAATTCCGCGCCGGTACTACCAATGGTAGCTACGATACTTTGCACGGTGTTATTGATGCAGATGCAAACTATAGCGGCGGAACACATGCCGTTTCAGTAATTGCAAAAACGGGTTTTTTGGTCCTTGGAGGAAATGGGACAATCTGGTTTACAGATCAAACCGGATCCGGAAATGCATGGGGCTGGGCAAACAGTAATGGTCTGCATTCAAAAGGTGGATTAAGCGTAAGCAGTATTGCCATTCCTACCGCTTTTGATAGCGAAGGCAAAGCGGTAAGTTGGTATACCGGATACATAGATGACGGCATTATCAAATAGGAGGCATGATGACGTACATTACAGTTTTAAACGGAGTAGAAACCATTATCACAAAAGATCAGCAAATGTACGATTGTATCAAACAAAATGGGGAGATCTATTCTATAGATGATGATGGGAGCAGAACGTTAATTGCAAACGGAAAAGAAGGTTTTCTTCGTGGAAGACCTGGTTTTCCGGTATATCCGACACATAGAAAGAAAACGGAGGACGAATAATGGATATCGGAGATCTTTTAACAGCTGTAGAAAACCATATTTACAGTTTTGCCAAAAAACAGTTTGATATCAATAATATTTCCCCTTCCATGCAAAGGTTAATCATGGAGGCCGTTTTCAGCAAATTTCAGGCGGAAGCCATCGCAGAAATGATTCTCAATCAGATTTCGTATGAGGGAGAAGATACACCGGATAAACAGATCGATCAGACCAAAGAAACAGTCGAAGACATGGTGGATACCTTGAGAGAGTTTTACAATAACGAGGAGGGAGAGAATGGCGGAACAGAAGATAGTTCAGCACAGGCGTGACATTTATTCCAACTTTGCCCCGTCGAAGATAAAGCCCGGTGAGATCATCATGATTACCAGCGGCGATCCGAATTCATCCAGTGGTAAATCGGTATACGCCTGTATCGCTGCCGGTGATGTGATGCAGTTGGCTACACGGGACGAACTGAAGACTTACGATCAGGCAGCACAGACAGCGGCGGAAGCGGCGGCACAATCCAAAACGGATGCAGCCACAATCAAAGGTCAGATCGATGAAGAACTGACATCTGCACAGAACGCAGCACAGGCGGCAGCTGAACAGGCAGAGGCCGCAGCGCAGGCGAATGGTCAAATCGCGGAGAAGACCACAGCTGCACAGAAAGCAGCAGAGGACGCGCAGGCTGCCCTTGAAAGTGTTCAGACAAAAGCAGCGGATATCGAGGACATTCTGGTTCATAACTCCCATACAATCGAAACAGGGGACGGCGCTACAGATGAAAACGGGAGCGTTTACATTTATCTGAGTGATTACTTCAAGGAAATCCTTGGAGAAGGTCAAACAGGATATAGGGTTTTCCTTCAGGAAGAAGGAGAAGGCAAGGTGTATGTCAGTGAAAAGACAGACACCTTTTTTGTTGTATCCGGTACAGAGAGCCTTGCGTTCTCTTGGATGATAATTCTCTAAAAGATTTTCAGGAAAGGAGAGGGCAAATGGTTACACAGGAATTTGAACTGAGTGTCACGCCTATTGGCAGTCCGCCTGTCATCCATCTGAATAAGGATGACGCGGATTTTCAGCTGATATTCAACATCGATTCCCGGTCAGGGAAGTTCACGATGGAGAATAACACGTCTGCACAGATACGCGGAACAAAACCGGATGGAACAAAATTCCAGGCTTCCGGAACCGTGTCCGTAGCAAACAAAAGGGTAACTATCAACGGCGATAAGAATATGACCAATGTTCCGGGTATCGGGATCTTTGAAATCTGTCTTATCCATGCAAGAAAGGAACTCTATACACAGAATTTCAAAGTGTGTATTGAGGATATTTAAGCACATCACAAAGAAAGGAAGAAGGGCAAATGATTATTCATGAATTTGATCTGGACATGATACCTGGTGGTAACGTGCCGTCAATCAGGGTGAATCAGTATGATGAAGATTTCAACCTGAAGATCAACCTGTTTTCCAGAAACGGGAATTTCTCTGTCCTCAGTGGCACAACCGCCCTGGTAAGAGGAACAAAGCCGGATGGAAATGCCTATTCTGCGGAAGCCTCCGTCAACGGGACCGTTGTTACCGTGACCGGAAATCAGCAGATCACAGCGGCAGCAGGCAGAGCGATCTTTGAAATTTCCCTCCGCAGGAACGGAAGAGAACTGAATACGGCAAACTTTGTCATTGATATTGAGCAGGCGGCCATGGATAAGGATACCGTTGCATCCACGTCCGTTGTCAGAGAGCTTGTCGATATTATGGATAACTCTGAGGAAATCATCAATGCGGGTCAGCAGTATGAGAATTCTCAGAGGGCGATGGAGGAACTGACTGCGAGATCTGAAGCGGCTGCTGAAACAGCAACCACGATGAAGACGCAGACGGAGGAAATCGCTACACAGACTGCTGAGAAATGGACAGAAGTCTCTGAACAGATGGACCGTAAATCTGCAGCTATCGCTACTCTGGTATCCAATGCGGATCAAGTGGCGGCAGAGGCATCTGAAAAGGCCGGCAATGCTCTGAACGAGGCAGCGGAAGTATCCAACAGCCTTGAAGACATTCAGGGGAAAGTTACCGCTCTGGAACTGGGGCAGAACAACTATGTTGCGGATGGTTATGTGGAAGACGAAGAGGCCGTTTTTGTCGATAAGGACGGAAACGAGATGTTCCGTATTACGGGCATCGGCGGATCCGGCGGCGGTGGCGGAAGTTCTGACCAGACCGTGAAATCCCAGGTTACCATGGACAACATGACTGGATGGCTTTCCAAAACGATTGCTGCAGGTGCGGAATGCCCGGTATCCTTTGTATGGTCCTCCACGATGGAAGGCATCCCGACCGGAAACGGCGTTGTCAGTGTGACTGTCAACAACGTGGTAAAGGCCACTATGGACGTTGCACAGGGAGCCGTAGAGATTGACCTGACTCCGTACATGACTGCAAGCGTGAACCGTGTCGAAGTTCGTGTAACAGATATTGAGGGTCAGTACAAGAGGATCAATTACAGTATCACGATCATGCAGCTATCTCTCAGCTCCACATTCGACGTGGCCACACCGTATACCGGTGCTATCCCGTTCCCGTACACTCCGATTGGTGCGGTACAGAAGACCGTGCATTTCATCCTGGATGGTACGGAAATCGGCACTCAGCAGACCTCCGTAACCGGCAGACAGATGACCTATACGATCCCGGCACAGGCCCACGGCGGCCACTCTATCAGAGTTTACTTTGAGGCAGAGATCAATGGTGAGACGGTGCGCTCCAATGAGCTGTACTATGAATTCACCTGCCTGGAAGCGATGAGCGATGAAGTCATCATCACGAGTCCGTACAATCAGGCTACACAGCCGCAGTATACGTCCATCGCTATTCCGTTCACGGTTTACGATCCGGTATCCCCGACGGCCGAAGTCAAAATCTATGCAAACGGTGAGCTGCTTTCTACTCAGACGGTTGACAGATCTGAACAGTCCTATACCTACAGGGCAACAGAGGCCGGTCCGCTGGTAATTGAGATCAAGAGCCATGAAACGACCAAAACCTTCAATATCGAGATCACCGAATCTGATGTCCATGCGGAAGCAGAGACGGAAAACCTTATGCTCTTCCTGTCTTCTCAGGGCAGAAGCAACAATGAGGAAAATCCGTGGACATGGGTTTCCAATGTTGGAGAGAACGATGTCAGTGCAGTTCTTTCCGGCTTCAATGGCGCGTCTGATGGATGGCAGACCGATGAGAGCGGTATTACCTGCCTGCGCGTGACCGGCGGTGCAAGAGTCCAGATCCCGTATCAGATTTTTGCTGCTGACGCGAGAAGAACAGGTCTTACCTTTGAGATCGAGTATGCAACCAGAAACGTGTCTGATTACAACGCGACGATCCTTTCCTGCATGAATGGCGGCAGAGGACTTGAAATCACTCCGCAGAGAGCAACACTGAAGTCTGAACAGACCGAACTGTACATGCAGTACAAAGAGGGCGAACATATCCGCGTTGCCTATACCATCGGCAAGAGATCTGAAAACCGTCTGGTGAAGAGCTATATCGATGGTAAGATTGCGAGGGTTACACAGTATCCGGATGATGATGACTTTGCACAGGTAGCGCCCGTTGGAATTTCTATCGGTTCCGATAACTGCACAATCGATATCTACTGCATCCGCGTATACACCAATGACCTTACCGCAAATCAGGTCATGGACAACTGGATTGCTGACACACAGGACGGATCCCTGATGCTTGAAAGATATGCGAGGAACCAGATTTTCGATGCATATGGTCAGGTAGTTCCGGGACAGCTGCCGTCCAACCTTCCTTACATGATTATCGAGTGCGAGGAGCTGCCGCAGTACAAGGGCGATAAGAAGACAGTGAATGTATCCTATACGGATCCGCTGTATCCGAGTCATTCCTTCACGGCAGAGAAGGTACAGGCGAACGTCCAGGGTACATCTTCCGCCCCGTATGCAGTGAAGAACCTTGACCTGCAGTTCAAGGGCGGCTTTGAGATGACCACAACCGGCCATTCCAAACTGTACAGACTGAGAGACGATTCCATGCCGACGGCAAGGTTCGTTCTGAAGGCTGACGTGGCCTCTTCCGAGTCCGCAAACAATACGCAGCTGGTAAGACTGTACAATGACCTTTGCCCGTATAAGACTCCGGAAATGGAGGAAGATGAGAGAGTCCGTTGGGGTATCGATGGTATCCAGATTGTCATGTTCTGGCGTGACACGGTGACCGGAGATCTGCACTTCAAGGGCAAATACAATTTCAACTTCCCGAAGAGGTTCCCGGAGGGGTACGGCTACACAGAGGATCAGGAGTCCTGGGAGTGGCAGAACAACACTTCCGACCGTATGCTTTTCAAGTCTGATGACTTTGACAGCATTTATACGGATCCGGAGACTCTGGAACAGTTCCCGGCATGGAAGAACGACTTTGAAGCACGTTTCCCGGAAGATACCTGGGAAGATATCGACAAACTGAAAGAGTGGATCAGCTGGGTAGTATCTACAGACCGCGATCAGGCTACAGGTGATGCTCTTGAAGCTCCTGTAACCTATGACGGAACTGAGTACACTGCCGATACTGCGGAATATCGTCTGGCGAAGTTCAAAGCAGAACTGGCGGATTATGCAGAGGTTGACACTCTGATTTTCTACTATGTATGGACAGAATTCTTCCTGATGGTAGACTCCCGTGCAAAGAACCTGTTCATGGGCTTCCATGGCAGCCCGTGTGAGATCGAGGGTAGCGCGATTGATCGTAAGATCGTCGCAGAGCCTTACGATATGGATACCGGCCTGGGAACCAACAATGAAGGTACTCTGACATACACCTACAGTCTGGAAGATCTGGACACGATTGCCGGCGCGGATGTTTTCAACGGACAGCACTCTGTACTGTGGTGCAACCTGAGAGATACGCACAGAGCCGCAATCGTCAACATGTATCAGACGCTCCGTTCCTCCGGCGGCCTTAACTACAAAGCAGTTGAGAAGCGCTATGAGGATGCACAGAATATCTGGCCGGAAGCAGTCTGGAATGAAGACGGAAGGATCAAATATACCGATCCTCTGACCAATCCGGAGACCGGTAAAGAACCGACGGCCTTCTATCTTCCCATGGCACAGGGATCAAAGGAGCAGCAGCGTAAATGGTGGCTGGGTAACCGTTTCGCGTACATGGACAGCAAATGGAATGCCGGTGATGCACTGGCACAGGTCATTCAGCTTCGTGGCTATGCAAAAGCGGATATCACGGTTACACCTTACATTGACCTGTATCCGACGGTCAAATATGGATCCTACCTGGTACAGCAGAGAGGTACGGCGGGGACACCTGCTACACTGGCCTGCCCGATGGATTCTGTGAATGATACTGAGATCTATATTTACAGTGCGCCGCAGATTGCAAGCGTGGGCGATCTGTCC